GAAGTTGGTTAGGTCAACCTTGATGGAGTCAACATCTGTACGCAGTGCAATGGTGGTATCACGCAGTGCATCAATCCTGAGATTGTCTCGGTAATAGTTACTAAGCGCTGGCTTCTCTTCAGTTGTTTCTTCAGACATTGTATCCTCCTTGGTATCCTGCAATCGTATCTTTTCTTAACATCCAACCAAACTCGTTCTGGTCTGATATCTGTACTGCTGCGTAGTTTACCAGTAGCTGTGCATATTTGCTTCCATCTGCAGTGTGTGCGCCAAACCGATTCTTCACCGGTGCTACCTTCAGTATTCCTTGCGTTGGGTCATAGCCCAGTGTAAGTATCAGTGCAGGTAACTGACTGACCTTTCCGTGAATTGCTCTGCGATGAGGTGGATTACTAGGTGACCCATACTCTGACTGTTCTGATACGTGGTGGAGTACTAATACACAGGCTTCAGTCTTGCGTGCCATATCGTGTAGCTCCATCATAATTGCTCTAAGTCCAGCCCATTCGTTGTCTGTCTCAGCAGTGATGTTCATTAGGTTATCAATGACTATCAACTCAGGTGGATGTCCATAGAGTTCAACGTAGGCCCTGATCTCTAACTCCAAGTCATCAATGTTTGGAGATGAATCAAAGACCCACTTGATGTGTGAAAGTTTATCTAAGTGTGCATTGTAGTATTGGCTATTGTCTGAAAGGTTTGCCTCTACTGTCACTTGTGAGTGACCCGATAGATGCGATACAGACCTCATCATTACAGTAGCAGTATCAGTATCTGCGGAGAAGAAAAGTGTAGGAACATTGGCTTTGATTGCATAGATCAGAGCGAACATAGACTTACCAGCATTAGGTGCTGCAGCTACCATACATACCTGGCCTCTGCGAAACTTAATACCTTCTGCCTTTAATCCATTCCATACATCAGGTAGTGGTGTTGCTTTAGTAAGCACCCCACTCCAAGCACGGGATAGATTAAGCACTTTTATCCTCCTGGTTTAATCTAATTCCACGTTCTCTGCGAATGCGTCTGCGATCTAGGTCGCCAAAGCCACCCCAGATTCCGTGTAATTCATTATAGATTCCCCACTCTGCACACTCAGTTCTGTGTGGACACGAGTAGCAAATAGACTTTGCAATCCCTGCTTCAGTCTGACCAATGCCACCTGATTCTTTCTCAGGAAACCAATAGTCTCCGCCTACTGTTGCACAACTAGGAGCTTCGTATTCCGAAGGCTCCCGCATAATTATTTAACCCAGATTGTGTCGCACTTATCTGGAGCACCCTTTGGTGCTGCACACATATAACCTGACCAAGGACCCTTTTGTCCTACGCCTGAACGCAATGACATCTGTCCGTGCTTACAAGTATTACCGCCACCTGATGGTGCTGCTGCTGCAACTGGTGTTGCATTAAAAGATTGGGCTACTGATGAAACTGTTGGTGCTGCCTGTCCACCCGATAGTTCTAACCCTGTTGCTCTGATGTTCATAGCATTCATAGAAAGGTCTGCAAGACCTGACTCTAATTCTGTAACTGTTGCTGCGTACAAGTTGATGAGTGTTCCATCGTTTAACTTGTAATTGATCTGGAACTTTGTTCCTTCTGTAGCCATATTACTTGCCTCCACTTTGCTTGATTGATAGTCGCTGGCTTTCAGCTCCTACCTTCTTAGGGACAAACCCTAATAGTTTTTCTACTTCATCACTGTCAACTGACTCGCGCCCTCTAACAGTTGTCCAACTTAGTTCTAAACCGGAATTAGTAGTGCCTAATAATCCTTCAAAGGATGCCTTCAAAGAATCCTGTTCTTTTTCTAACTCTTTAATCTGTACTCCTAACTGTAAGTACAGTAGTGCATTCTTGTCAACATCTGCATCTTCAATGACTACATCACTGACTGGTGTACGTTCTTTTTTTAGACCAACGCATCCCATCTCACCTGATGAGTCGTAGTACTTACAGTAGAACTGACAGTAGCTTGCATCTTTCTCTGGTGATGGTGCTTCCTTTGCTTCTTTAACAGCCGCTAGCCAACCGAGTGCCTCAAGGGCGATAGACTCGTCATAGTTCTCAGTATGAACTTTAACGTCCCGTTCGTCACCATCTCTAGCAATTGCTACTAAAGATACTCGGTTGACCGCATAGCCGTTCTTAGCTAGGAGGTAGCCATACAGTTGCACCTGCCATCGTTGTTGTGTTGATGGAAAGTAAGAAAGGTTACGCACCTTGCTTGTCTTCCAGTCAATCACATCACCAGTACCAGGTACGAAACAGTCAATGTGTGCTTTCATTCCGTTATATTCAACAGCAGTTTCAATCATAAGATCTGGATTATCTGCTAACGCTCTTTCAATTTCTGCGTGGATAGCAGTACCCATAATTGCAGCGAGCTTTAATTCGTTATCATTAGTTTCAGGTTGATCGTTAAGTCTGTACCACACCTTACGACGACAGCCACCTACCTCTGATGGACCAATCTGTACTTGTGTAGAACGTGAACGCTTAGCATCAGTTGCACGTAGTGCAGTAAGTAATAACTCTTTTGGGTCTGTCATAACTTTGCCTTCTCTGCTTGATCGTGCAAAAGAAAAGCAAGTCTACAGGCTTTTAGCCAAGAGCAAACTGACCACCACTACCAATGCCATACGCTCCGTTATTTGCTTGGAAAAAAGAGAGATCACAAGCAACACGAAAGATGTTACCGTTAAAAGCAAAGAGATAATCAAAACCGCCATCTTTTTCCACCTTGTTGTAGTCGTAGTTGTTATCGTTAAATGCTTTCATCAAACTAGGTATTACTTTTTTACCCATAAACTGCACGGGATCTTCACCACGATAGGAAGGTGGTTTCCAATTGTAGGAAAGTATGTCACCTGGTCGCGTATCACCTGAGATTGCGATGAGAAACTTACCGACTGCAACAATCTTTGGCGTACTAGTAGATAACGTTACTAAGTTGTCTTCAGTAATCTGTGAGTCAGCTACTAGAACAGCGTAATCAATACCTTCAAGTGCTGCGATTGTTGTCATACTAGAGAGTGTACTAGAGATCGGCGTGTCGTCGCGTAGCGACACATACTAGTCACTACAATATGAGCCGTGAGGCGAATAAAACAGGCAGGCGCCCTCAAGGGGCGCAGCAGTGGTAACCGTACAGTAACCCTTCGGTTCCGTCTACCAACCCTGCCATCGTTAAGATGGCGCAGGAATGGCCTTCCTGACCCCTTTGGAGCCGATCTGCGGGGTTTAGGACCACTTCACGTGTGTCCGTGTGGCTCTCAGGTATTTAATGTAATGGCAGCCTTTGAAGACTACGAACTGACCTGGTACTTTTTAGATGCAACCTGTGTCAGTTGCGGGAATCTAGTACTTGTTCCTTGCCCAGTAGACAAAGATGAACCACAAGCTAACTGAGTATAACGAAGTAGAACGCACTGCCACGTGCTCTGTTTGTGGCCCAACAAAGATTAAGTTACGAGATAAGAATAATCCACTGACTAGTAGATACCGGTGCAAGACTGTCTATAAAAGAAACTTAGTAAACTCTCAGTATCCATACGCTAGACATAAAGGCACAGAATGTCAACAGTGTGGATTCATACCAGTACACATTAGTCAGTTAGATGTTGACCACATAGACGGTGACCGTTGGAATAATGCGCCACACAATCTACAAACTCTTTGTGCTAACTGTCATAGATTAAAGACTCACCTATCAGGTGATTCAAACTCTGGCATATTTTAGGGACAAAAAAAAGAAGGCCGGTCCCCGTAGGGACCGACCTCCTGTTTGCCTCGCGCTGATGGGTTACTTAGACCCACGACCAAACTCTGTAGCCTTTGGGTCTATTGCCTTAAGCAATGGACCTGCAACTGCAGCAAGTGCTGCTGATGCTAGGGCTTTTGGATCTGTTACGCCTGCAAGGTACAAAGCGATTACTGATGCAATGCCAGCACGTAGGTACGTAGCTGCAATTGCCTTTAACTTGTTCTTATCCATTGTTACTCCTTTGGACTTGTTGGTTCTTTCTTCTTTGGTAAAGGCTTAACTGCTGCCTTAACCTTTCCGACAACCTTTGGCTTGCCCAACCAAGGGAACCAAGGGGAAGTGTCGTCTCCACATCCTTCTTTGATTGAGATGTGAAGATGTTTGGTGTGCTTATTTGAACCTGTGTATTCACGGTCCCCTTCATTAGCACGATCTACTGACCAGATCTTGCCCTGGAAAATAAGATACTTAACACGCTTGTCTGCTTTTAGTTCTTGAAATAAATTAACACAATCAATGCCACCCAACTTATCGTGGGTTAGGTCTACACCAAATCCTGTATTGTGATCTGAGTTAGGATTCTGATGGATGTGTGCTGCCGATGGCAGTAGTCCATCTGATGCTTTCTTACGTGAAGGATATAGGGCTGTGGCTTGTCGAAGGACAGCAATAGCAGCAGGCGTGGCTTTCTTTACAACAGGTTTCATTATTCTCCATCTTTCTTTTCTTTTGGCTTAGACTTCAATCCATTTCCTGCAAGTACTCCAGCAAGAGAACCAGTAAGAAATACACACAAGGTACTAACAAGATCAATAAATGCAGCATCGTTAGGTGCCTGTTCGCCTAATGGTTGTGTGATAAATAGCAGTGCATAGAGCAATGCAAAGACAGAACCAGCAAATACAATTGCAAGGATGATTCCAATTGTTACAATCAGTCTTGCGTGTAGCTCTTCTGGGGTTAATTTATTTCTTTGGTTCATCAAATACTCCAGGCAAAATGTCTTTGGTACAAGTACCAGTTGGTAAACATTGTGGGGGATTACACTCAGGCTTTTCCCAATTCTCAAACTCTTGGCAGGGATATCTAACCCAGCCTTGGTAACCGCAACCGCTAAGAGTTATTGCGAGAAAGAAGGATGCGATAAATCTCTTCAACCTGTCGCTCCAATCTATCTACCGAATCTTTAACACTTGATCCACCGTTAGGCTTAAGTTCATTGAGGTAATGCTTAACCATCCAACGCACAGCGCCAGCAAAGCCACCTATTATTGTCATTACTGCAACAGCTACTGTTGCGTAGTCTTGTGCCTGCATTAGACCGTCCTAATGGTTACTAAGAGCGTTCCACCATAACCGGAGAATCGCTTATCTGAAGGTGTTGCATTTCTAAAGTCAAGCTCTTCGATAAGTCCGATGTAGGACTCACCAGTTCTAAAGTCTTCAACACGGATGGTGTCACCTACGTTTTCAATAGATTCCAACTGACTCATACGGAAGTAAGCAGAACCTTCATAGCCAATCTCAACTCCGAAGTGATCTGATTCGTGGTCAAAGCAAGACAATGGATACTGGATAAGTCGCTGACGTGGGATAGCAGGCAGAGCCTTGATCTGATAACCAGTAAACAATGGACCCTTAGATGTATCAGTAGTTGAACGAGTCAGTGTGAACTGGAAGCCAAGGTATTCTTGTGATGCTTGAGGATAGTTAATGTTAATCTCTGGCACTGTTGCCTCTTGTGCAAAAGTACCAATGCGGAAGAAGTTATCTTCATAGTCAACTGAGTCAATCAATATGCCACCATTGGTAGTATCAATACGAGCCTGCATTAACTTATAGATCTTAAGTTCTAGTGTGTTGTATCGTACATAACCTGTACGGATAGTTCCTTGTGCTAACAAGATAGATGCTGACTGGATATAGATAGTTCCATTAGAACCATTGCCAGCGTTACAAAATGCTAGGCGATAGGTATCACCAATAAAAGCACAGGCTGTTGTGTAATGACCTAATGTATCTGCTGGATCATATAAGTCCCAGGCATAAGGGAACTGTAGGTTACCTAATGGTTGACCCATATCTACACGAGTCACACCTACCTGGCCATCAACACCAGATGCTGCCCAAATGTATCTATCACGGAAGGCAAAGTCATAGACTGGTTGATCTGATTCAAAGATTAAAGCGCCATAGGTAATAGAACCATCGAGCTGACTTGCATCTGCCATACGCATACCTTGGTTTGTTCCAATAGCCATATTGCCAAGGTAGTAGGCAATCTTAAATACAATCTCACCTACTGGAAGTTCTGCTGCAGTGATAGCACTGGTCAGCGTAGGCATAGCACCTGCAGTAGAGAGAGTAAACTTGTAGATGTTTGACTGGATACCTGAGTAGCCTGAGATATAGATAGCAGCACCACTAGATGTGATGCTAGTAAAGATATGATCTGGGTCATTGTGTGAATAGACCGCTGCTGGTAGTGATGTTGCACTGCTTGAGAACTCATAGACCTTATCATTGACGCACATTACGATACGCTCTTTGGTGTATTCCATAACAGCGTTAGTTACAGTGATAGAGTTTTCGCTAATCATTAGAGTAGGCGATACAGAACTATCATCCGATAGTAACTTCTTGTATACTCTTAGTCTTGGAGTTCCGCTTGCTGTTACGTTAGTAACCCAGTAGGCATAGACACCATCATCACAGATAGCGTGTACTGGGTAGTCAGTACCTGAGATGTAATCAACAAAGTGAATAACATCAGCAACACCTGTACCTGCTGGGCTAACTGGTGTTGACACAACGTTAGTTGCAGTCTTGGCATAAGTAAAGGTAGTAGTAGTAGGTACTCCAGTAATGCGGTACTCGCCATTGAAGGTCGCGTCCACACCTGAAATAGTAATCTGCATACCAACAGATAGACCGTGCGCTGTGCTAGTAGTTAGCGTTGCTACGTTAGAAGTCAAAGCCTTGTTGGTAATAGATACAGTTATAGCTGGGAAGATCTTATCTACATCATACTCATCGGCAAGAAGGATACCGTCGTACTTGTTACTGTTCTTGGTCCATTGAATAGAACGTGCATACTGCCAAGGACGACCATTAGTTTGAATACCACCAGTAACTACGTGCTGGCTATCGCAAGAGTTAAGCAGTGTTGCCTGTCCCTTAGTCCAGACATCAATACCTTTAGACTCTGTATACTGGAAACGCAATGACTCATCCTGGATAGGCTCAAAGAACTTGATACCTTGTCCATAGTGGAAAGAGCTTTGGCTTCGTAGCCACCAACCAGTAAGCGTCTGCTCACCAGGCTCACGGCTCTGGTCAATCTGTTGCTTACGGTACTGCGCTGTTACGCGACGATATGGTGAATCGTCAGAGTTGAACAGGAAGAACGGTAAGCCACCAATGGCTACATCGTATGCTTCACCAGTTGCTGAGTAATTAGTAGATCCAGCAGGGTTGGAAAGTACGTAAGGTATCGGTTCCGTGATGTCTGAGCCATAAGGCACTGGCTACTCCTTAGATTGAAGTTGAAATTACTTAGTTAAAGCTGCGATCTCTTCAGTAGTCAAGCCAAGTCCTGCTAACTTCTCATTAGCCGATGCTCGTGCTGCCTCTACTGCTGCCTGTGCTGCTTCACGTTCTGCCTCTGCTACAGCGTGTGCTGCTGCATCTGCTTCGCGTTGTGCTACTTCTTCATCGGTTAGTTCTATCTCAAGAACTTCACCTGTTGTGCAGTTGACTTCGATGCGTGTTGGATTTGCCATTGTTTCTCCTTAGTTTAATTTCTCTGGTGCGTACTGCTTTAATATTTCTATTGCGTATTGAATCTTGTCTTCTACCTTTTGACCTTTGGGTTGTTTGGTATTCCATAACTCTAGGTTTTCTAAACGATTGTCTAGCCTATTACCGTTCTTATGATGAACATTCTCACCATCAGTTAATGGTCTGCCTAAATGTTCAGACATAACCAAACGATGTTTTGCTATCCAACCTTTAGTATCAGAGTTAGGATGACCTACGGCTGCAACATACTTGTATGTTTGCCTTATTCCTTTATGTCCTTTTTCTCTAGCAAATGGATCGTTATATAATTTCACTCGCTTATAGTGCATCTGACACATACCGTGTGCAGTATGTGGTTTGAGACATTGTCTATTGTCTTGTGTAATTACTGTGCAAGATTCATATTGAACTGCTCTACCACTACCTTGTCCACCCATATATTTATTATATACTAACTGGACTTAATGCCGTATAGATAGAATGATGAGCCTGTAACAAAGGATCCAGCAGAAGGACTTAATGTAATGCTTGTAACTGTTGCAGCTCCAAAATTCCAAAGTCCAGCAGTAGCAGTTATGTAAGAAGTAGTTGCGTTATTTTCACCTACACCAAAAATCGAGACAGGCTTCAAGGCTGTGCCCACATAATTAGGTACATAGATCTCTGCCGAGCCAAAAGTATCGGCTGTTTCGCTAGTGCTGGGTACTGTATCGTTATTTCGGATAATTGTTCCGCCCCTGTTACTTGTTGCAGTAGCGCCATTACCACGGATGTAAGTGTAAGAATTGTTAGCATTATCAGCATTAAAGTAAAAATCTAAATCTACTCTGCCAGCAGCAGAGCGCCTTGCACTTACCCTCAAAACCAAATCCGTAAAGGTACTTGGGATTGCTGTAAAAGTATAAGAAGCAGCCGATGAAGCAAGTGTCTCGCCTTTGATTAGTGTGTATGTACTAGGCAATTGGATTACCTGCTAACTTCTCTGGTGCGTACTGCTGAAGAATCTCCATAGCGTGTGCCACTTTGTCCTCTACTCTCTGTCCAGCGGGTTGTCCCTTAGACCATAGTTCTAGGTTTTCAATACGGTTATCTGAACGGTTACCGTTCTTATGATGCACTGATTCATCTGGCAATAAACTACGACCAAGTGATTCTGACATTACTAATCTGTGTTCTAATATGTGACCATTAGTATTTGAGTTTGGATGTTCTGGGTTGTATATCTTTACATATCCATCTGCATTTACTATTGCATTACCACTTCTTAACTTGCCATCTGCCTTATGCGGATCACCATATAAAGCATTTCTACGGTAGTGCATCTGGCACATACCTAAAGCTGTATGTTTCTTATCGCATCCTTCTATGGTGCAATGAGTGTGCTTTAAGTTGTTGCTCTGTGGGGCTTTACCCAATGGGTCACCCCACTTCTTCCACCTAACGTGGTGAGCAGTGCAATACAACTTATAGCGTTTAGGTGTAGTACAACCTTCAACTTGGCAAGGATAGATATTAGAATATGGCATAGTTAATCATACCGTTAAAAGTTTTTTATCCCATACAGAGTAGCGGTTGTATTGGCTGCAAGATTGACTGCTCCTGAATAAGCCAATAGGTCAATTCTGTTAATAGCAGAAGTTGAACGATAAAGCCCAACGCTTCTCCAGACTTCACCGCTTCCGTTTCTATCGCCAGAAGCAGATACTAGACAGGTTTTGTTTGTTGAGCCTGCATAAGAAAACAAATCTATTTGATAAGTTGTTGGCACAGTTGTAGATGTAGGGTTTAACACAAAGATAGATGCAGAGTTGCTAAATCTTCCAGATGTGGCAGTTGAACCATCTCCATAAAGTGAAGTAATACTATACAAAGAAGATGTGTCATTGTTAAATCTGAATCTGTAGTAATCGGCAGAAGATGTTGTTCCTACTAATACAACCCTTAAATCTGTGTAGGTTGCAGGGATAGAACTAAAAGTAATTGCCGATGCAGCACTACCCAGTGTTTGAGTCGCTATTGGCTCGTATGTTGTTGGCATCTGTTACCCCTGTATCCCGTAGAGTGATAATTGTGTCGTTGTTGTCCAGTTTTGGGCGTCATACTCAGTAATTGTAATTGATGAAATGGCGGAAGTGTTTACGAAAAGACCAGATGAAAGAGATACATAATCAGTCTTTGCTCCATTTGTATCTACACCTGCAAATAAACGCATTGTCTTATTTTTTGTGGTAGAGGCGTAGTCGTGTATGTCCATAATAAAAACACCAAAACGATTGGAATAGGCTGCGTTTGATGAAACTTGCGTGTAAAAAGAAGCCATTGAAGATTGTGATGCACCGGCTGATGCTGCCACTGCACTGCCATTACCTCTTAATTGATGCCAAGCGTAAGAAGTTCCACCTACGCCATTAAATGTAACTGTAAAACTTGCATCCCCTGTAAATGTGCTTGCGTTTTTTACTATGCCACGAATTTGAAGGTGTTTGTAAGTGCTAGGAATAGAACTAAAGGTAATTGTACTAGATGAACCTGTACCGACAGCCGTAGCAATAGACTCATAAGCACCACTGGCAACTAACTTAGATGATGCAATGATTCCTAAGATTGGACTCATTACGCTAGGTCTCCGGTCACATACCAAAGATCTGTACCAGCTTTAATCAAAGTGGCTGCTGAGTATTGCGCTCTTAGTTTAGGAGCTGCTGCTGTTGCTCCTGTTGACAAGACTGTTGTTGTACCAGAGGTAACAGCGTTGATAGTTACTTGACCTGCACCAATTTGAATGATGTTGATTTGAGTTCCGATTGGGAAAGCAACAGATGCATTCGTTGGGATTGAGTAGGTCTGAGCAGATGCGTTAGATGCTGTGATTAACTCAGTGTTAGCATCACCTAAAGCAAAGGTATAAGTAGTGCCAGTCTTAGCATCAATAGTTAAGAATAAACTACCCGAAAGGGTCAGTGCTCTTGTTGTTGGCATTAGTTACCTCCTAGTAGGATTCTTGCTTCTTCTTCTGTGATACCAAGACGAGTTAGCAATGCTTGGCGTGTGGCTGCTTTGGCTTCTGCTTTCAGCAGCAGTTAATTCTCTTTCAATTATTTCGCCTGTTGTTACATTATGTTCAATTATCATTAAGATACTCCGTAAAGGTCAATTGAGCCTGATGAAAAAGTAACTGTTCCGTTAGTTTGAAAAGTAATTGAAGCAATTGCAGAAGTGTTATTGTAGTAACCAAAGGCAACACGATTGACATTTGCACCTGCAGTTTGTCTTCCCATATATTGAAAAGTTAAAGTTTTTTGAGTTGTACTTGTGCTTGTATAATTTGTAATTAAACCATTACAAGTTCCTTTTAATGCGTTTGCACTAACAACGTCACTTATTTCAATACGGTTTAAGGCAATTGCTCCACCTGTGTTAAAAGCACCATTATACTCGCCAAAATCAAGGCAGTTATAATGAGTTGATGTATTGCCATTAAAACGCAATTGAAGACTATCATTTGCACTACCACCAATACCAGTAACGGTAAAAAATAAATGCTTATAAGTTTGAGGTATTGAACTTAATACCACTGACGTTCCAGATAATGCAGTTGTTGAAATAAGAGTATAACCACCTGAACTAGGGGTTGCCCACTTAAGTCCAGTAGCAGTAGAACTATCGGCAGTAAGAACTGTGTCATTGGCTCCAACAGCAAGAACTCCTGGAGTAGATGCAGCAGTAGCAGATAACAATGCACCCTTAGCGGTGTACTGTCCCTTGCTGATGGCATCAGTTAGTGGTACTAGATCGTTAGCAAATATCTCAATGATATCTCCAGCAAGAGTGGCACTAAGAAGTGTGACAGTTGTGCCGTCAGTTGCTGTGTAGTCATTGCCACGAGATAGCAATGCACCGTTGCGGTATACAGCCTCATAGCCAGCGTCATAGACTAGAGCTACAGAGTTGTCATCTAACCCACTAAGAACGGTAGTACCAGCAGCAGGCTGGTCAGACCATCGAACTCTAAGGACTGGCGTTACGCCTATTCTTCCTGTTGCCATTAGTTTCCTCCAAGGAGTAGCTGTGCTTCTTCAGCGCTTAGGCCGAGACGATCAAGGATTGCTTCACGAGCTGCTAACTTTGCTTCGGTTTCGGCTTTTAAAGCTGCTTGTGCTGCTTGATTGACTTGATGTTCAACCAATTCAATTTCAGTCATTTCCCTAGTTTCAATTTCGTTTGTTTCAACATTGTGAATTGTAATTTTTGTCATTTTAATTTGCTCCATAAATTCGGACTGTGCCCGCGCTAAAAGTGCCACCTGTATTGTTAAATCTTATTGAAGAAATTGCAGCTGTGTCTTCAGTTCCCCAAGAACCAAAAAACAAGAAACTGTTGTTTGGGTCTGATCTAAAAGTACCAAAACTTTCAGCCACTTTTGCAATTCCCGTAATGGAATAGCGTGGAATATAAATGGCAATGTGATTTTCTGCAACGCTACGATTCATTGCTTCATTCACACCCATATCGCCACTACTGTAATTGGTGTCCGAACCGCCTTCCCATTGACGACCAAAACCAAACTGTGTAAGCCCCGGAACAAAAATGTTCAAAACGCCATTGGCAGTGTTGTTTGTTACGCCTGTAACTGAAATGTATAAATCTTTGTAGGCTGATGAAATTGAACTTATTGTAAAATTTGATCCAGTAAGTGTTGATGTTGAAAGTAAAGTCATACCACCGCCAGCTGCTGGCGAAGCCCACTTAAGTCCAGTGGCTGTAGTTGAATCGGCTGTGAGAACTGTGTCGTTGGCGCCTACTGCAAGGCGAGCAGGTGTGTCTGCTGCAACAGCAGCGATAAGATCACCCTTGGCGTCTAGCAAAGTAGGTTGAATACCACCTTCAATCGAAGGTATACGTCCGACTGTCATATTATGATAACTCGCTTCCGAATGCTGAGAATGAGAAAGTAGCAGAAGATGCATAGACTGTAACAACATCTGCTGCACCAAGAGTCAAACCAAGTGTTAATGTATCTGATGCGTTAGCAGGTAGTGATACGTCATATGCTATGTACTGGCTTGTAGCCAATGCTGCACCAGCTACACGTACTGCAATGCGGTATGTGCCAGCAGTTGCTGCTTGGTTAGTTACAACAACTGTAGATACGATTGTCTGTGTTGCTGCAGGTACTGTGTAGAGTGTTACTGGAGTTGTGGCTGCTGGGTTCGATTGACCAAGCACCTTGTAATTTGTTGCCATTTATTTGTTTTCCTTTACTGTAGTGTTTGGTTTCTTACCCACCCATTAGAAGTAGGCTACTGACATTTCCACTTGAACTGTCTTGTGAGCCTGCTTCAAAGGCGTTTAGATCTGCTGAGTTGAGTACGTGCTTTACTGATGCACCTGCAGTATGGGCTATAGCAGAGGTACCTGCTACGCCTCTGACGATAACGAATGTATCGCCAGAAACTGCTGTGATGTAGATAATCTCTTCGTTTTGTGTGTCAACATCTATTGCTATACCAAAGGTATCAACGTTACCTGCAGCAAGAGTTACACCACCTAGCAAGGCAGAACCTGTACCTGTATCAACAGTCATACTTGTTGCACTGTTTGAGATACTAGATGCAAGTGCAGTCTCAACAGAGATACTGGAGAACTTACGTGTCATTATCTTTCCTTACTTATCGGGTGTAGTGGTTGAGATATTCAATTGCGGAGCAAAGTACATTGTTGTCATCAACGCGTGTAATGGATTCTTATTGGATACTTGTCTGCTAACTTCAACGCTTCTTCATTAAGACGCTGTTGATAGAGAGCAAAGATGTAACGAGATGCTGCAGCACCGGCAGATGATGGGAGCTTAGAATCGTTTATATCCGACTCAGCCGAAGTGAGATTGATTCGTCCAGCGTCAAGGTAAGACAGTAGTTTGTATGCGGCTCCAAGGACAACAACGTCTTTACAAGAATCTGGTAGACCAGATACGTCAGCGAAATCATCTGTATTGGCGTCAAGTGTGTTTGGTGTGGCTGTATACCAAACCTGAATTGTACGACCAGGTTGTACATTCTCATAGATATTAATTGTATTGTTTGTATTAAAAGTTGCAGCGTTTGCCATACCATCTAAGCGCCAGCGATTTACTGGTAGCCATTCTTGGCTAGAGCCAGTGGTTTGCCAAGAGATAAACAAGACACCTTCTGCATCATCTGGCAATGGGTATGTAACCTGAGATGCGTTAAAGGTAAATGTATAAGAGTTAATAATCCACAGCTTAGGATAGAAACTGTTGATCGTATCGTTGATAGCCTTCTTAATAGAAGTACGTGGAAAGGTTGGAGATAGAGTTACTGGTGCATACTGTGCGTGAGGTGAGGCAGTAGTTCCCTGATATCCACGACCAAAGCCTGGAATAACGTTGAGAGTATTGTTTGCCTTATCAAATGAATCAATCCAGATTAACTCGTCATCAATTTCAATGATGCCTTTAGCAAGGTTATTCTGGCTACCTACAATGATCTCAGTAGATGTTGTAGTCAACCCTGAAGGGTTAGCAACATAGGTAATACGGTCCTGACGTAAAGCGTAACCTTGTAGGTTAGCCTTTACCTCGTCAACCAGTTCATCAAGTGTTGGCATTTATTTCCTCTCATACCAGCCATCTCCCCATAGAGTTAGCAGTCGTGCAAAATACTGTTCATATTGTGGTGCAACAGCATCTAAGGAATACATAGATACTGCTCTATTGCGTATTGCTACTGGGTCTAAATCCTTAACCCATTCTGTTGCTGCTGCAAACTCCATTGCATTTCTGCAACGGTATCCAGTAACACCATTAGGATTAGTTTCCGTAAAAGCTCCCCAGTCTGTGGTAATCGTTGGAGTACCGCACATATGAGCTTCAGGTACTATATTTCCAAAAGGTTCTATATAAAGCGTTGGAGCAAATAAGGCGATAGCACCACCCATTAACTTTGCTCGTTCTTCAGGACCAACTGGTCCTACCCATTCGCCATACTCGATCTTAGGATTCCCAGGACCTGCAAGAATAAGTTTCAAACCCATTTCTTTACAGACGTGCTGAACAATAGAAATACCTTTTCTATCTATCATACGTCCAACGTATAGGTAGTAGTCTTCTTTCTTTTCTTGCAATGGAAACATCTCTGGTTC